TTAGACGCTCTTAAAAAGAAACAAGACGCTAAAGAAGAATACGGTAAAGATGATGAAAAGAAAAAAGACGTGAAAGAAGCTGAAGAAAAAGAAGACGAGAAAGACGAAGACGAAGAAGAAGAAAAAAAAGATGTTAAAGAAGCAGATGAGAAAAAAGAAGATGAAAAAGAAATGAAAAAAGAAACTGCTCACGACAAAGTTAAGAATATGGATATGAAAGAAGACGTTAAAGCTTTAACAGAAGGTGAAAACTTATCTGAAGAATTTAAAGCAAAAGCGGCTACTATCTTCGAAGCTGCTGTAAAAGCAAAACTCGTTGAAGAAATTGAGAATTTGGAAAGCGAATATGAAACTAAAATAGATGAAAAAGTTGCTTCTGTAAAAGAAGAAATCGTTGAAAAAGTTGACGCTTATCTAAACTACGTTGTAAGTGAATGGACGAAAGAAAATGAACTTGCAATTGAAAAAGGTTTAAGAACCGAAATCGCTGAAGACTTTATCGGTGGTCTTAAAAACTTATTTGAATCTCACTACATTGAAATTCCAGAAGAAAAGTATAATGTTATTGAGAATCAAGCTGCACAAATTGAGGAGTTAAAAAATAAACTTAACGAATCAATTGAAAAAACAGTTGAACTTAACCAAAAAATCGGTGAATTTGCTAGAGAAGATATACTACAAGATGTAGCTTCTGATCTTGCTGAAACTGAAAAGGAAAAGTTTAAAGGTTTAGCAGAAAGTATTGAATATAAAGACGCTGCTGATTTCAGAAAGAAAGTTGAGACTGTAAAAGAGTCTTACTTCCCAAGAAAGAAAGTAGTGAGTGAAGAATCTAATGATGTAGCGGATAAACCTGATTACTCTAATTTAGAGGGATCTATGGCTGCATATGCCGCTGCGATTAGTAAAACAAAAAATAATCCTTATTTTAAAAAGTAAGGGTTAGTTAATTAACTAATAAAGAAAAAGGAGAGATAGAAAAATGTTTTTATCTGAACAAGTACAACAGAAATGGCAGCCTGTATTGGATCATCCTGATTTACCAAAAATCAACGATTCATACAAGAGAGCCGTTACATCTGTAATATTGGAGAACCAAGAGAAGTCGTTAAGAGAAGACGCTGCTTTCTTAAACGAAGCTGCTCCTGTTAACGCAACTGGTGCTTCAATTCAAAATTGGAATCCTATCTTAATTAGCTTAGTAAGAAGAGCTATGCCTAACCTTATCGCTTACGATATTGCAGGCGTACAACCTATGTCAGGCCCAACTGGTTTGATATTTGCTATGAGAAGCAGATACTCAACACAAGGTGGAACTGAAGCTCTATTTAACGAAGCTGATACAGATTTTTCTGGCAGAAACGCTGCTGGTTCATCTGTTGATGGATTCTCATCAACTGCACATTCTGGTTCTAACCCAGGTGTACTAAACGACACTATCGGAACTTCAACTGGTTATACAGTTGGTACTGGTATGACGACTGCTGCTGCAGAAGCTCTAGGAGACGCTTCTGGTAACGCATTTGCTGAAATGGCTTTCTCTATTGAGAAATCAACTGTAACTGCGAAATCAAGAGCATTAAAAGCTGAGTACACTATGGAATTAGCACAAGACCTTAAAGCAATTCACGGCTTAGACGCTGAAACTGAATTGTCAAACATCTTATCTGCTGAAATCCTTGCGGAAATCAATAGAGAAGTTGTAAGAACAATTTACAGAACAGCTGAAGCTGGTGCTGCTGACAATGATAACTCAAACGCTGCGATCAATACTACAAACGCTGGTATCTTCGATTTAGATACTGACTCAAATGGTAGATGGTCTGTTGAGAGATTCAAAGGTCTAATGTTCCAAGTTGAAAGAGACGCAAATACAATCGCTCAAAGAACAAGAAGAGGAAAAGGTAACATTATTATCTGTTCATCAGACGTTGCCTCTGCTCTTCAAATGGCTGGTGTGTTAGATTACACTCCTGCTTTAAATAACAACTTAAATGTAGATGATTCTGGTAACACTTTTGCTGGCGTATTAAACGGCAGATACAAAGTGTACATTGATCCATACGCAAGTAACTTAGGATCAAATGCTTCACCAGCTAAACAATTCTACGTAGTTGGTTACAAAGGTACATCTCCATATGACGCTGGTATATTCTACTGCCCATATGTACCATTACAAATGGTAAGAGCAGTTGGCCAAGACACTTTCCAACCAAAAATTGGATTCAAAACTAGATACGGTCTAGTAGCGAACCCATTTGCTGGTGCTGGTGCGTCTGACGCTATTACTGCTGATGGTTTAACATCTGCTAATGCAAACAGATATTACAGAAAAGTTCAAGTAACTAACTTGATGTAATATTTCGTAAACGAATTAAAAGGGCG